TGTTAGCCGCACCCGCAGTTACCTGAGAAGTTGCCGCAAAGCCAGGAGCATTGGAGCGAACTACTCGGAAACCACCGAGGGTATCAACTTCACCACGCCAGATTTTCTCTGGGGAGCTAAGCTGATGTGAGGCCTTAAAATCAGGATCCTTGAGGAGTGACGCATAAACTTGAGGAGGGCAAACATAAACATATTCGCCAGACTCAAGAGGACGTGCACCCTGATCCTGAAGTAGCGCATCAAGCTCAACAAGATCTACATAACCAATGGTGTCGGAAGCGGTTGTGGTGATATCCGAAACCTTTGCATTGGGATAGTATGTGTTAGTTGATGCGTTTAAAACGTTGAAAACAAGCTGGTCATAAGTTTCTGCCGCTTGTAATCCCAGAAGATAAATCGTCTTCTGAACGACTGGGTGTTTTGCCGTAAGCTCTGCAAGATCACTGATACGAACCAAGAAACCATACTGCTCTGCGGTTGCTTCAAATTCATTCAATGTCAAACCAACAGCATCAGGAGGAAGTCCTTCGGTTAGTTGGGTTGGTGTTGCTGAGGTTGCAAATTTTTCTTCTCGAACAAAACGAATTGTTTTAGAAGAATTGCTAGGAATTGGCGTCTTGTCACCAAACTGGTCCAAGATTGTATTTAGCTTTTTGTTACTTGTACCTAGCTTACAGACATGGTCATTTCTGCCATATTCTCTGGGTTTCCTCCAGAGTTCAGAGTACCGCATCGCTGATTTTCATCTAGCGTTTTCTCGCTTACTTCGTTGCGGGTGATATCAATACCTTTTTTATTTAAAACGGAAATTCGTGCTTTTAAAGACTTTTTAAAATCAAAATCATCAGAGGTTTCACAGAGAATTCCTAAAATAGCTTGTTCTTCTTTCATAATTAGATATTCTTTAATTAATTCAAGAAGCCTTTTTGCTTTTTTAGTATTGGCTCTCCAAGTATAATAGTTTCGATGATTATAGTTTTTTCTTATTGTCTTTGATACAGCACCGCCAAATTTTAAAGAAATCCAAGATAATAGATTCGGATTTGTATTTCCGACTCCTATTATTGTTCCTAAAGATTGATTAATCTTATAGATACCTATATATCCTTCACAATCTAAAAGCATTGCTAAACGAATATAATCCTCTTCTATCGAAGAGTCAATTGAAATCTCTTTTAAGGGAATATCATTAATCTTCCCTTTTTGATTCAGCTTATTCATAGCTTTTTTCATTTCAACCATTTTCATTTGGTATTCTTCAGAAAAAGGTTCTAAAGCCGATGATTTTCCGTGCATATTTGATTGAAATTGAATGGCCAATTCAGCCTGTTCTTTTTTTATCAATAGATAAGGTAAAATTTCTATCAAAAGTTGAGAAGCTGTATTACTATATATTCTCCAAGTATAACAGCTTTTTCTATATTCTGACTGACTTTTTCGATGATAAATAGAACCACCAAAAGTTGATTTTAACCAATCTGTTAGATTCGGATTTGTATTTCCGACTCCTAATTGTAAAACAAGTCCAATTTTATTATTGGTCTTTTGAATTGTAATCCAGCCTTCTGTATCAATTACAGTCGCTAAACGAATTCTATTTTTAAGTATCAAATCTTCCCTCGGGTGGCCATGTAATTAGTGTTCGTATATTAGTACCCGAAATCGCAGTTTTGTGTACCATGTACGAAAATATTTATTTAGGCGTCCCCTGTTATTCAGAGAAAATTGGAGCTAATTTACTCCGCCACTTCCAAAAGTCTGGCACTAAAATAAGTCTGCAAATCAGCTGCAACGTTACCAGCATTTCCAATAGTTCCTGAAGTTACTGTCACAACGTCCGCACCGAAGCCCACTAAACTTAGTGCAAATCCAAGAAAGTTCTTAAACATTATAAACCTTTCGATTTAGAACCGAAGGTCTTGAATGCCCAGCCTCTCCTGCTGTTCAATGAGAGCCTTACGACCCTCTTTAGTTTCAAGTGTTGGTTTACTAACCACTGAGCCCTGCGAACTCGCAGGAGGCTGAACAGTCGTCGATGTGACCGTCGGCCTAGTATTTTGTGCAACACCACCATTTTTGGTCTGCTGCACGATCTCAGGTAACCGCACACCATTATGTACATGGTATGCAAGCTTGTAAAATTCTGACAATTGAGCACCAAGCTGCGGATTACTTTCAGCCGCACCAATAGCCTGTTTCAAGAGTGGATATGATTCCAAAGTTTTTCCATAATCCTCGGATTGAGTAAACTTCCGAAAATCTGGAATCTCTTGCTCTACAGATTCAATTGCCTGACTACGAACAAAAGCACTCATCGTCGGAGCCAACGGAGCCAAAGTGTCCATAACAAACTTGCTCTGGACTTCCATATACTTCTCTGGATCTTTAGCTTCTACTGCACTCGACAAATCCTTGAAATAAGTATCCTTATCCTCAAGATAGTTCTTTGGTCCGCCATTCGTAACAGTCTCCCGTTTCAAGGGATCTCTGCCCGTTTTATCACTAAGCTCTTGCCTAAGTTGAGCGATAAGAGCATCTTTATGCTCCACGCCCTTTACCGCATCTTCCACAGATTTATAAACCGTTCCCGTTGCCGTCTTTAGAAATGGTTCCGACTCATTTGTAGATGTCGTCTGCGATTCAGTGGACACAGCCGTTGTCGTCTGTTGAGAATCGTCGCCAAAAATATCGTCGAGACTCAGATCCCCTCCCGGAGCATCGCTTAAATCCACCGAGAGACTTGCATTACTTACTGCCATTATTTATCCTTGTGGGACTACTTTATTTTATTACTCTTGTGAAGTACATACGCGTTCTATCGCTGCGTAAATCTTATTGAACTCTGCTAACTCATCTCCGTTTGGCTGCACCGGAACGGGTCGTAACTTTCCGACACTCTTATCACATTCCGTTTCAATATAACTAAGCCAAGCAATTCCAAGTTGCAAAATATCTACATCTCTTAAACTCTTCTGTCGCTGCCTCAGTTTCGCTTCAAGCACACTTTTCTGCACCTTAAAACGATTCCTCAGCGCATCAAACCCCGGATGATTCTGCAAACTTGCAATCGCTTCATTATCATCAGCCTCTAGTACTGGTCTATTTCCTTTATAATCAAGTATCAATACTTCAGGATTCGGTTTCTTAAAAATGTTCAATGCCATCCTCGGGAGGGGTTATCGGCCTGGTGGGGTGCTTTACACCATATCGCAGTATTAATCCTATCGCACCCGTACCACTAATCAATTCCAACAGGTTATCTTCAAGTTCCGTCTCAGGAATCACTTCAACTTCGGGATTCCCATTTGCATCTGGATCAACTTTTACTTCAACTTTCACCAGGCCTTAAACCCCTCAACCCGTGTTAACTTCACCCATTTGCCCAAGTCCTACAGCATTCGCCCCATGATTCTGAGCTTGAATCCTAGCAATTGAAGTCTTTCCCGAACCGGGAATTGAACCTTCGTGCTGTCTTGTTGGAGGTCGGCCCCCAGGATGCTTACCTGTCCTAGGAGCCTTTAGAGGGCGGCTTGTAGGTCCTCCGCCGCCTCCCATTGTTCCTTTGTGTTTGGCAACTTCCACGGCTGCTTCAGTATTAACTGTCTTCTCCAGAAGCGCCATTTGCATCTGTTGCTGCTGTTGCTGTTCTTGTTCTATCGCAACTTCTTGATCGGTCTTCAGAAGATCATTAATATTTCTGATCTCCATAACTTTACCAAGTTCGCGCAATCCTTCACCTTGTTTCCAATAGGGAGATTGCTGCGCAATATTCTCAAAAGCCATTAAGTTACGCTGACGAATCTCTTTACTATCAACATAGTTTGCGGCTACAAGATTGAATTCAAAGTTACCAATAATCTCGCTTGGATCGATCATCTGCCATTTTGGGAAGCTAGGTGGCTGATGTGTCATTGCAACTTCTTCTTCATCAGTCATAAACTGCTGAATCATCGATACGCACATAGCAAGAAGAGGTTGCAGGATGTCCATTTCCAAATTTCGAATGAACATCTTAAAACGGAAGTTACTCTCACTAATGATAGAACTAATACCAGTTGCAGTTTTATTTCCAGTAGGAGAAC